CCTCTTTGCTTGAGTACATCATAACCATCACCTCTGTTAGTTAACTCTCGGCAAATAGCTTGATAGGGTTGCTCATATACAGCAGTTTTTTCTGATTCTTTTCCTGGTAAAAAACCTATATCTCTGGTTGGAACTACTGATCTAACTATTGTTACTGATCTTTTTAAATCTTCTCCGTTAAAGACATCATCCAAAGCAAGGTATAAAGATATAAAAGTTTTACCTGTACCTGCTACTCCATGCAGCAGTAGATTGTCTTCTTCATCGAAAGCATCAAAGGCGTTGGCTTGATTCTCCGTTCTAGGATTAATTGGTAAAATATCTATCAATTGCTTTTTTTGTTGGTACTGTTGTCGTTTTAACTTCTTTCTTTGAGCTCTAGTAACTGATCTTTCGATTTTTCTATCAAATTCTTCTTCGATAAGTTCAACAGCAATGGCCATATGAGTACCTCTTGTGAGTTAAGTTTTACCAGTTTGCTTCCTCCATTTACTAACTGCTTCTCTCGTTTTCACTGTCTTACTATCTTTTGCACCATATCTATCTGCAAGCGCACTTCCAGGATGAGCTTCTGCAATTCGAGATAAGTTTTCATTCCATCCGTCATCATTCTTTACTCCACTGGAATAACGCCCACCGACTAAAGCCGGTGCACTAGTAATAAGAGTAGTAATGTTGGGATGTTCTTCGAGGTAAGCGCAGCGATCAGCCCAGGAGCAATTTTCTTCCCAGGTATCGCCAGTTGCTTTGTCGTGAAATGTATAAATTGGCATCAAATCTCCATATCAGACATTTTTATTTAGGTAATGCATTAATTCGTCCACGAACATGCCACGTATATTTGCTGAATTCATTTTGTGAACTTTTAAATTATCTAATTTAGGGAGAACCATTCTAAATTGCGCGACATAATTCTTATTAGCAAACCAATCTAAGTATTTTACTCTTCTTAGATTATCATGTACTGCTGTTCTAGTTTCAGGGCCATAGGCATTAGTTCCATCGTATAAGTTACTAGTACCTAGTTCATCATTAATTATAAAATCAAACCCTAAGCAAATTAACTCTCGCTTCCCTTTTTTAAGCGCCTCTATCATTGCGTTCATTCCAGCATTAGAGCGGAGTCTAGTGAAAGGATTAAACTCAGGGTGCTCAAATTGCTCTTCATAGATAGGATGAATAAATTTATTTGCTGGAAAGTCACTAGCTCTTATTTCTTCTGTAATAGCATCATCAATAGCTACCAGCCAATCTGGCTCGAAATCTCGATAAAGAGCATTACAACCGAAAATCTCTCCATGCGGTCGAAGTTGTTCTAGATCAAAACCTTCTCTTGACTTACCATTACCTATAATAAAAGCTCTAGTCTCTGTAGAAGTCTTCGAGTTCATCATAGTCACCATTATCAACTGCTTTTCTCAAGGTTTGTTTAAAACGACGCTTTTTGTATTCTGTTTTTCTAACTGGGCGATCTTCACTATCACCCCAATCGTCGTTATACTGTTTTGAGGCTTTACCAGCCTTTCGTTTCATTTGGGAACGCATCTTTAACTAAACTTTTTGTAATACCTTTGTATGGAAGTTTTTTTTCTTTGATTGCAATAAGAAGTTTTGCATCGAAGTGATCTACAGATTCTAATAGCTCAATAAACATAGTTTCTCGTCTTAAAGGTTTCATAGCAAGACCTTCGCGAGTATTTATAAAGTACTGTAATTTACGTGCTTCATTCTTGAGAACATGCTGTAAATCCATATCTTTATCATTAGCGTTATATGGAGGAGCTCCTTCAGGGAGTAACCATCTAATTTTATCATTAAAAGTTAAATCTAAAATTATAGCCATTGCTTTTGACTCTTTAAAATACTGTTGCAATTTCAGTATTTTATCTTTCTTAGACGATTGCTTAACAACATCTTCGAATTGCTCGTGTATGCTTAGATTCATTAGAACTCGCTTATATTTTCCATTAGATTTTTTAGTTTTTTATCAACAAAATAGTTAAAAAGATTGCTTCTATCTTTAATCTCATAATTAGTATACAATTCGCATATCTCGTTTTGTATATTATCAGGAGTTTTAGATAGATCAACTAACATCTGATTACGAGCATAATTACGTTTTATTTCTTCATTAATATCAGCTGTTAGAATATTAGTATTAGCAATAGTCTCGATTAGTTTTTTACGCATAGGTTTTTGACGACCACCAGATACAAAAACTGAATCAGGTGATGCTACGTTAGGAATACCATCACCTCTATCACCTTTAATAATATGCTCTTTTAAATAAAGCTCAGGATCTCCAGTACGAATATATTTTTTATGCACTGGACTATACTGCTTTACATTATCATAAATTTGCAATTGCATAAAGTCTTTATCACTAGACAATATTAAAATATCTTTCTTATAATTATGATATCGGTGAACTAGAGTGCCAATAATATCATCTGCTTCAGCACCTTCTACCATTAAAGTTTTATATGGAAAGTTATCTATTAGCTCTTGGCGAACTAATGATAAGGTATTGAACATAGTAGACCAGTCAACACCAGAAGCTTCTCTGTCTTTTTTACGACCAGCTTTATAAAAGGGAAACACCTCTCTGCGCCAGTACTTCTTACTGTCACAGCAGATAATCATTTCATCGTAACTAGCAGCAAACTTATTTCTATTAAGTCTGATAGTATTAAGAATCATATGTCTCAACAATCCCTCATCCAAAGGGATGTTGGTATGATTACCAACTTGCGCCATAAAGTTACTTATGACGACTTGATTAAAGTCAACGAGTAACACCGTTTTTCTCCAGTTTCATTTTATACATAATATTTAATTATATACTAGTTAAATTTAAAATGCAACTGTTAATCGTCAGGTTCTTCTAGAAACTGTGCAGCTTTTTCATTTAACTCTTGAAGTGGGTGAGATATACCTACATTACGAAGTAAACATGCTCTTAAAACTTCCATTGCAAAAATATAATCATGCATAAATTCATCGCTGTCTATATCAAAGCCATGCATTGCTAATTTATTGATTAGCTGAAGACCATAATGATCTGTAAGCCGATCAACAAAGATCGACTTATTAGCTTTTATTCGCTTTGTATCTACTGCAGCATCGTTAGTATTTGCTGGTTGTGTTTTAGATACTCTGCTACTTGGAAATTGAACTATATTAGTCATACTACTATTTATAGTAGTCATCATTCAACTCTTTCGTCCATTCCATTCCTAAATCAGGATAATATACACCTACTGATCTCTTTGCCATACCAGCATATTTACCTGTATGATGATACGCTAAAGCTACACAAGACCATTTCATTCGATTTTGCTGGTGTTCGCCATAAAATAAATCAGACCATTCGCCGTTGCGAAGATATCTTTCCATATTTTTAATATAGCTATCACAACTCATATACTTTGCTAATGCACCTTTTACATTAGTTCGCACTTCTCTTTTATAAGCAGCACGCAAATCCTTTTGAGTTTTTATCCACTCTTTTACTTTTTTAGGATGAAGCGTGTGATCATCAGGAAGGTCTCTTATAGACTCATGTAATGATACATTCTTAGGTGGATTATTTTTAAGCTTTTTCTCTCTTGCTTTAGCAAGTCTTTCCGCAGCAGCTGCACGCTGCTCTGGCGTCATTGGTTTACGCTTTTTTCGAATCTTTTGCGGCGATGATTCCACGGATTAAACCCTCCCACTCTTTAGCTCTCAAATCCCATGAATAAAAATTATCAACCCACATCTTTTGAAATTGTAGACGAGATCTAGTTTTTTCTTCATCATTCTTATACAACTCAATTACCTGACCTAAGACATTTGCAAAGATATTAGCATGCTGCTGCATATCTTCATGCCACTGATAATTGAAAGCAAAATTACCAGTAGTCTCTGGTAAAGCAGCGTAGTTAGGACATACTACAGCACAAGCCGCACTCATTGCTTCTATAGCAGCGATGCAGGAAGTTTCTTGCCAAATACTTGGGTAAGCAAATATATCAGCTCGCTTTAAAGCTTCTCTAACTTTATCGTTAGTTTGATATCCATGATAAGTCATATTAGGATGCTCTCTTATCTTATTAAAGAGTCCCTCATAAGGCTCATCTCTTTGTGGCCAACCATAAGCTTTGAAACTTGAATATACATCTAAATGTATTTCAGGAAAAAACGTTGATAGATGCTCTACTACAGGTACTAAAATCTCTAACCCTCGGTGAGGTGTAGTATGATAAATTAATCTAATTTTACCATCATTTGGTTTTTGATGAGCTTCAATTGGCTCAATAGCATTTCTGAGTATAATTGCTTCACTGTGGGGAATACCCATGGCCAAATGATAAGTATTCCACTGCCAGTTAGATACAAAAACTAACTTATCAAATCGTTTCCGGCTTTCAGGATCTTTTAAATGTACTGCTTCCGGGTCATTAAATAGATCATGCAACCATAAAATAGAAGGACGATCACTATCTACATCACGCACTCTAGAGCAAATAATTTGAGCTGCATCTTTAATATCATCTGGCAATCTATCATATAAACCGTACTTCATCATTTCAGTACCGCCCATAGCATTTTTAGACAGCTCATCTACAGTTACACCACTGTTGCTCTCTCCTAAGCTGAATCCTACTCCGTCACTCTCTGGTTCCGGATCATTATTTACCAATGTTAATTTAGTGCTCATAATACCTCTTCAAAACATTCTAGCGCTAACTGTCTCTCAACTTTAAACGCTTCCTTTTCCCATGGCTGGTCTTCGTAATCAACTCTATCAGTATAGACTACTTTTTTCCATTGAGTCTTATAACAATCTATTTGCTTCATTTCACCTTTTGCGTATTGCTTAAGATGAGTTAACTCATGACATAATGTAGATATAAAGTCAAACATACGTAAATTTTTATCTACTTCTAATTCAAATTCTCTGTTACTGTGTGAGAAGCAATAACCATATGCTCCATCTCTGTGGCAATTAGTAAGCTTGATAGTAATATCAAAAGTCCTAATTCTTGGCATTACTTTTTTAAGATACCACCGTACCACTTTTTCAGCAAGGTCTTTGCGTTCAGCTTTGCCACCAATGATCTCAATTTGATTCATTCATATCTCCTCAGTATGTATATTATTATATGAACAATTGTAGAGAATGGCAACTTTATTTTCTTCAAGAAAATCAATGAGTTACAACTGATATTTACTTTCTGGGTACCAATATTTACCCTTTCTTTCAGTAAATAAGTCCGATTCACGTGATTTACCTTCATCTTTCCTTGGGCCCTTCATATGATCCATGTAATCACCCAACACACTATTAATGAAAACGTGTTCATAATCTTTACCCCAAGGTGATAGATTTATATTTTCTATAATATCATCTTGCTCATAGGTTTTTCTTATCTGATCAAAAACGAATGAGTCGTGCCATTGCTGTAATTTAAACACTTCATCACTCTCGTAAAGATGTCTCCATGTCTCAAAAAAAGCTTTATGTGCTGGATGGTTTAAATTGTATATAACAAACCCGCACTCACTATAATTATTTTCTCGGCCGAGATATGTTAGATACTTATCTTGCTCTACCAATGTACTGAGAAAGTTATGTGTTATTTCTCTATGAGTGAATGTGTCAGCATCAATCCAAATGAGATAATCAGCACTTGATGAAATGCCTGCATTTAAAATACTAAATGTCTTGTATGCAAATCGAACAGCACCCATATGAAGCTCTAATGGATTTTGCTGATCAGGTCTATTTTTATGTCGGTCTACAAAATCTTTACAAGCAGGTTCACATTCAAACAGATCTTTAAACTCTACATTAGAAAAAGAACCTACTTTTAAGTTATCTTCATGATACACTTTTAATTTAATATTTATAGGCCATTTTTCAACCCAGCTGGCCAACATTTTATATCCTATTTGATCATAATAGGATCTATTCATAGAAGTAACACATTCGAATTTCATCTGGTTAGCTTACCTTCTGCTCTCAGCTGAGCTCTAATTTTAGTAGCTGATATATTATGAATATCTTCTCCTAAGTCATGCTCAGTAAAAGTATAACCAACACCTCGACCATAACTTATGTCTACTATATTGGGTACTCTCATTATAATATATTCTTCACCGTGTTTGAAACCTTCTTTTTCTAGAGCATTTTTAATATTGACCATAACTTCATCTGCAGTAAACGGGTTATCGTCTTGTACCATAGTTCTACCAGCACTAGCATCTTCGTCTTGAGGTACAGTTCTAACCTGAATACAAACTTGTCCTGTTTCAAGTAAAGCTTTTTTAAATAATGCTGTATGACCATCATGCCAGGGCTGCCATCGTCCAAGCATTTGTGTTGTTGGTGCAAATTGATTAAACATAATATTTTTCCCTCAAAAGATCAGCAAACATATCTATTCGATCATCAAGTAAAAACTCTTCGATTTTAAAAGTTGGATTATCAGGCGTTTCAAACATTTTATTTGTATCTTCAAAACG